CACCAACATATCCATCAGAACTTGTAAGAGTTACTATACCAATAACATTATCACCAATCACAGAGGTAGCAGCAGCACCACTTCCTCCACCTCCAATAAAGGCAATCTTAGGAGCAGTTGTATATCCAGAACCAACATTCTCTAAATCTACATGTTGAACAGATCTAGTAGCAGGGTTAACGTTATCAGTACATGCCACAATTCCTCCTATTAACCTTACAGTAGCGATACCTGTTACACCACCAGAAGGAGCAGAAGATATTGCAACGGTTGGTTGTCCCAAATATCCACCACCACGATTACTGATATCAATATACCTAATACCACCTTCTGTTACAATTCCTGTAATAGCAGTAGCAGTTACACCTGTACCTACAAGTGTAAGGGTTTGAGTAGGTCCAATAAGGGTGGAAATACCACCATCTTCACCAGTTGTACCAGTATAATCTTCTCCTATGAGACTATCATCAATCTCTTCAACACCAGTATCAATAACCTCATCTTCGTAACGGAATAGTTCACACTTGAGAGTATAAACATAAGTCTTCATCAACTGATAGAAAGGTTTTTCATGCTCTACAAACTTTATTTCAAATAACCTATCACCTAAAGGAAAATAGATTAAATCACCTTCCTTAGGACGAGTTGCTAATTTAATATTATCCTCATTTTCCATCAAAGGTTCAATATATGTTTCCCATCTCTCTTTAGAAATAGTAAGAGTTAATTCGTTAGTTTGTTCAATACCAAACTTAGATAATAAAACGGGATTATCCCCATATCCATCAAAACTATCTATATATGCTTCCAATGGATAAGCATCGTCAAATTTGGATGCTACTACTTCTCTAATTACTGTATTTTCCTTTATATATTTTCTAGGCATATAATGCACTTCAACACCATACATCCTCAACTGTTCGTTGATTAAATCTTGAACTAAATTCTGTTCAGATCTAGCACCTTGTTGAAAAAACGGATTGAGTGCCATGATCTTAACCTATCATATCTAGTGGAGGTAGTTCATATGTGTTGGACATAATTTCTCTAATTCTGGTCAATTCTTTCTCAGCATCATCATAAATTTGTCTTCCATTTAATTCAGTTCCACCAGGAAGTTTAACTCCTTGGAACTTCAATAAATTTTGACCCCATTGCCGTTTAATTAAAGCAGTGGCATATGGTTTTAAGAATGAATCATTCCATACTCTAGTATAATCATTAGGATCCATTGCTCTAAAACAATCAATAATCAAATAGTCACCTTCAGTCATAGAACTCCAATCAATATCCAAATATAACCTATCCTGTCTTTGATTAAATCTTATTTGTTTTTCTGTAGTTAAAAGAAAATTAATATCTTCAAGATAAGTCTTTGTCATTGCATATGTTAAAAGTTCAGTTGCTCCCCAATAATAAATGTCATTCAAGAATAACTGATACTTAACACTAAACATGTTATTAGTAATAGTATTAGACCCATCAAAATGGAACACCTTAGTACATCCTATAACTGAAGGTGGTATGGCAAGATAATTACTGTTTTCGGTATAATCAAATTCAACTTCACTTCCTGCAATGGTCGATGTTGCAGTCTCTGTAGTTAAACCAACTACTCCTGTTGATCCTGGTCCTTTACCTCTATCAATATCATCCTGTGTTATTTTATACTTTAAATATGTCTGAGCAACTCCATCAAAATGTCTTTCTTGAAAATATTGAATAGCATCATCTACAATATCTTCTATTTGCTCATCGGCAACATTAATTTCTAATACTGGAGCACCAAGTTGTCTCTTACAGTAATCGATAAATTGTGATCTCGACGCTGGTTTAGCCATGTATACAATTATCCTTTTAGGTATTTAGGGAGCAGATGCTATTCCAGCATATACTAATATATTACCATTTACCATATTATAAATGGTGGTTGCACTTCCTACCCTAGTAAATGTAACTCCTGTTCCTGGTAATATTTCCAAAGGTGAGGTAGATGCTGCTCCAATCTGAATTTTATTCGCTACAGTAGTTGCAATTCCTACCACAGATACTGTAGTAATTGCTGAACCAACAGATACAGAATCACCAATTGCTACTCCAGCAATTTTATTGATTGTAAACTCTGTAGTTCCAATCCCTGCGGTAGCACCAACAGCAATAGAAGTGTCTAATACTGCTGTACTTTCCTTAGAAGGAGTCATTAAAACATTATATTCATATCTTCCAGCAGCCAAATTTCTTGTTTGTGTTGATCCTAATGAAATATAAAACTGACCATTATAAGCACTAGTAAATCCTACTGTAAAAGTAGCAGCAGGAATTGTAGTTGCTCCTATACCAGCACTCTTTTGTAATTGTGCCGATCCACTCCATCCAGTTAAATCATATTTTTCATTTGATGTATTGGTTACATTAAATGTATTCTTAAAGTTAGCACCACCATAAACCACCAAATCTGCAGCATTTGGAACTCCTGA